AAATGGAACATACGCATCACACACAAATCCAGTAAGTATAAACACCGGCTCAACTACTCCGGGTGCATTTGAATTGCCGTTCACTTCTGCTGCTGGAAAACCCGGTTCTTATTATGTGAATTGGCTGCTTACCGGGTTGTCTACTAAATACATATTTGGCGGTGCAGACAGCTCAACATGGAAGATCTGGATTTATGTAAGAGAAGAAACACCTTAATAGGAGAACACATGAAAACACTGATAACGATACTGGCACTACTTTTCATCACGCCTACCTACGCAAACTCGGTAAGCAAGATTCCTAGCTTTACTTGCCGTGGTAGAGTCTTTACAGACACAACTAATCTTAAAGTTTTATGGTCTGGTGCTGGAATAATTGCAGACTACACAGGGCTTCAAAGTGGGGCAGGAGATTACCAAGTCCCAGGAGGAAAAACATTTAGAGTAGTTTGTGTGAAAGTGGTTGGCTACAACGGAACAGGCGCGATGTATATAGGTCTTGGATATGTATCTGCTGGCAATGGCCCCATAGCGGTGGGGACTGTAACAGCTCCGACTAGCCCAACATGGGCTTACGGTAGAGATTCAACAGGCGCTCTTAATGCAGAGAATTACGTAATTACGATGAGCATAGCAGTAGCAGACGAAGAACATCATAAGGTGGAATTTAATTTAGACTGGGGAGGTATACCAGCAACAAGTTATTTGTTTAGCAGACATAACGGAGCTGGTTCAGCGAACTCTACATTTTATGTTTATGGATACGAAGAATAAGGAGAATGAAATGCCAAAAGCTAAACCAATGAAACGTGGGGCGAATAAGCCGAGAAACTTTGAAGACATTGCGGTCGAAGCAGGACTCAAAAAAGGCGGTCCTCTCACACACGAAGAGATCGTTGCATTGTCGAAAAAGAATCAAGGCACCGTAGGCGCAATGGACATTCTAAGGCGTAGACGAGAACTTGAAGAGCAGAGAAAAAACTTTAAGAGTCTCTCAGACTCAGCTGATCCAAGATCCGTTGTGCGTAAAAATGAAATAAAGAAGAAAAAGTAGGAACCTAATCATGAATCCGCAGCTACTTGAGACTTACAAGCGTATAGTTGCGGATCCATGGGAATTTCTCAGACTCTGTGTCGTGACCATTGATCAGGTTGACAAGGTTAATCCGATCAAAGCATTTCCAGCACATCTCAAATACTTAGAACTTTATACACGGGTGTGGCAACGTAGCTCGAAAATCGTTGTTCCAAAGAGCCGCCGTATGTTCATGTCTTGGGTAAACATAGCTTTGCATCTGTGGGATACAATGTTTCATGAGGCTCGCTTGAATGCGATTGTTTCAAAAAAGGAAGACGATGCTAACGAACTTATTGATCGCGCTTTTCTCATCTATCAGAACATTCCTGAAAACGTCATTCCTCGCGAAGTACTTCCGAAAGCAGTTAAGACGTTTAATAACTTACAGTTTCCAGAGATTAAGTCGGCTCTCCAAGGATTCCCGCAAGGAGCAGACCAGCTCCGCCAGTATACGTTTTCGTCGATCTTTGCAGACGAGATGGCCTTCTGGGAGCATGCCCAGAAAATGTATGCCTCATCGTATCCCACGTTAGAGGGTGGAGGACGTTTCACAGGTGTCAGTTCGCCGGGACCAGGTTTCTTCAAGCGACTAGTCTTTGACCAACTTGACACTGGAGATGATGACGTAATCATCCCACCGAATCGCCATTACCCGATGAAGGGTGTAGAGGTTTGGGAAAATCCAAAGAACAAATTCACAGTCTTCCAGCTACATTACAGTGCGAATCCAGCAAAACGGGATGCAGGTTATCGCGAGAATATAAAAAGTTCGATGCCCATTCGTCAGTATAATCAGGAATACGAATTGATTTGGGATTCCTTTGAGGGAAAACCAGTTTACGCCGATTGGAATGAGCAGATTCATTGCGGAGATAATCTAGGACCAGAACTTGGTCTTCCACTTCTCAGGGGATGGGACTTCGGACTTACACCGGCATGCGTCATAGGACAACTTCAAGGTAATCAATTAGTCATTCTTAAGGAATACATAGGAAATCGCGGTATCGACATATTCTCCAGGCAAGTCCTCGAACGATGCGCGATCGACTTCCCGGGATGGCAAGATCAAGGCAAAGACTGGATGAACTTCGTCGACCCTGCAGGCTTCAAGCGAAGCGAAACAGACGAGAGCAAATGTGTTCAGATCATGTATCAAAACGGTGTGCGTAAGATTTATCCTGGGGCCATGTTCTGGGAACCACGCTTAGCCGCAGTTAACAAGTATCTAACCAGCATGACAAGTGACGGACCTTCCTTTCAAATTGATCGTAACAATTGTCCAGTATTAGTTCGTGGCTTTAACGGTGGCTATCGTTACGCAGATAGACGTGAAAACATTGAGTCTGATCGAGAACGTCCACTCAAAGATGAACATTCACACCCTCATGACGCACTTCAATACTTAGCTAGTTGTGTTTCTCCGCAAAAGCGCGGTATGCTTGGAGCGTACGTACCCACGCCTAAATATGCATGGTCAAAAGGTCAAGGTGGCCTTGTGATACCTAAATTATTAAACGGAGGTTCGTAGTGGCAAAGCGGAAGAGTTCTAAAGTAGAAAAAAGTGAACAAAGCAATGAAGAAAAGATCCTTCAGACATCCCTTGCTTACAAAGACGAATCTGCATTTGCAAAAACTGATCGCATGGAAAGTAACCGTGCAAACTGGGATTGCTTTCACCTTCGTGGCAATTTCTCACACAAGATTGAAGGTCAATCACGTGAGTTTCTTCCCAAACAAAGTTTAGCAACAGAACAATTCGCAGCGTTTATTCAACAGGGCCTCGTAGACATGGAAGACTGGTTCTCCGTTGAATCCCGCATAGGTCTTGAAGGCCTAGAACAATTTATGATCCTTAAACCAGATGAAGCTCGTAAACTTATGATGCGTTATTTGGACAAAGCTAAATTCTATCAATATGTAAATGACTTCATGAAGCTCGCAAGTAACGAATCGCTAGTTATAGCAAAGGTTCATGGAACTCGCGTAGAAAAGCCAAAATACAAGACTAAATCTACCTTCCTCGAAGGTGGAAAGAAGAAAGTTGAACTAGTTAAAATTAAAGACACCGTGTGGGAACTCCGCATCGACCCAGTCCGTGGTGAAGACTATTATCCAGATCCCTCAGGTCGTGGACTCTACCAGATGGAAGAGATCGAACTGGACACATGGGAACTTCGTAAGATGGCTGAAGGCCCCAATGCCATCTATGACAAGGACGCCGTTGAAGAAGCAATCAAATCTTTCAAGGCCACAGGAACTGACGAGCAAGACACTTACAAGGCTCGTGAGATGGGACAAAACACAGCGGTAGATTCAATCAGAAAGAAAATACGTATCTTCGAATGCTGGGGATCAATCATAGATCCAGTCAGCGGTGACCTCTTGTTTGAGAACGTAATGTGGACCTGTGCAAATGATTTTAGCTCACTCATTCAAAAGCCTACGCGTAACCCTTGGTGGCATGGTCGCGCACCTTATGTAGTCACTCCAATTCTTCGCGTACCAAATAGCGTTTGGCACAAAGCCCTTAACGACGCTCCAACTCAGCTTAATAATGCTGCGAATGAGTTATTTAACTTAAACTTAGATGGGGCGATGAAGGCCGTACATAACATCGGACAAATTAGACGCGATTGGCTCGAAGATGAGAATCAGGTTTCAAATGGTATTCCTGCAGGAACAACCCTTGACATCAACTCAGCTGTTCCTCCAGGTGCAAAAGTTTATGAGGAACTAAGTTCAGGCAAGGTTCCAGCAGATGGCTTAGCTATGTATGAACTAATTATCAGTGAGTTTAATCAGTCGGCCCTTTCAAATGAACTTCGTATGGGCAACTTACCAGGACGTTCAGTCAAGGCAACTGAAGTGGTCGAAGCAAGTCAGTCCTTAACTAACCTCTTTACAGCGGTTGCAAAGAACATCGAGAAAGAATTTATAACTCCCATTTTACAAATGTCTTTGTCCGTGATCGCTCAACATGCTGACGACTTAGACGCTGCTGAAGTAGAGAGTGAACTTGGCCCGCAAAGAGCAAGACAACTTGCCGCAGTACCAAGACCAGAACTTTTCGCTGCAGTCGTAGAAGGCTTTAAATTTAAAGTAAGCGGCATTTCAACAATTCTCAGTCGTATGAAAAATCATCAGAAGCTAATGCTTCTCCTTCAAAGCATCGGGCAATCAGACGTCTTGGTTCAAGAGTTTGCAAAGAAATACGACTTTGGTCGTCTCTTAGCTTTGATCATGAAATCTCTCGATGTAAACCCAACTGAACTTGAACTTAAAAAAGAAGAACTTCAAGCACAGCAAGGACAGCCAAACGTCCTCCAGCAAGTAGCACAGGCGCAAGGACAGGGTGGAGAAAACGACTTGAATAACGTAGAAGAAGCAGACGGCTCCTTTGGTGACAACTTTCCTCGCGCGGAATTCGCACCTCAACCGCAAGAAACACAACCGCTTAGAGGACAACAGT